AGGTACTCATGCTAATACATTGGGTTCAGGTTCTGAAACAACTGGTACTGGTATGGCAACTACTGCTGCTGAAGCACTAGGTGACGGTGGCGGATCAGATTTCAACGAAATGGCGTTTGAAATTGAAAAAGTATCTGTTACAGCGAAATCACGTGCGTTGAAAGCAGAATACACAACTGAACTAGCACAAGACTTGAAAGCAATTCATGGTCTTGACGCTGAAACAGAGTTGGCCAACATTTTGACTTCAGAAATTCTTGCTGAAATCAACCGTGAAGTTGTACGTACAGTATACAACACAGCGGTACAAGGTTCAACTTCAGGCACAGCGGCAAACGGTACATTCGACCTAGACGTCGATGCAAACGGTCGCTGGTCAGTTGAAAAATTCAAAGGCTTGATGTTCCAAATCGAACGTGAAGCAAACCAAATCGCGAAAGATACACGTCGCGGTAAAGGTAACATCATCATCTGCTCTTCAGACGTTGCTTCTGCATTGCAAATGGCTGGTGTCCTAGATTACACACCTGCTCTAAACAGCAACAACCTAAACGTAGACGACACAGGCAACACATTTGCTGGTGTACTTAACGGTCGTTTCCGTGTATACATCGATCCATATGCTGGTGCAAACTACATGGTCGTTGGTTATAAAGGTTCTTCAGCGTTTGATGCGGGTATGTTCTATTGCCCATACGTTCCGCTACAAATGGTACGTGCAGTTGGTGAGAACACCTTCCAGCCAAAAATCGGGTTTAAAACTCGTTACGGCATGGTTGCAAACCCATTCGCACAAGGTACAGCTCAAGGTGCAGGCGCTCTTACAGCGAACACTAACTTGTACTATCGCCGTACAGCGGTTACGAACATTCTTTAATAAGAAGTCGGATAAACCGAACGAAACTAAAGGGAGCCTTCGGGCTCCTTTTCTTTTATATAAATAGTTGGGTATCAACGAGGATATACTATGGCAATTCAAAATATTCAACAGAATTATCTTTCACCGGTAGAGTTTAGATTCGTGATTGAGCGTTTGCCAAACGTGACGTTCTTTACTCAAGGTGTATCATTACCTGGCGTAAATGTACAACCCGTGGAAAGAGGTACACCATTTAAAGCTATGTATTTTTCTGGTGATAGATTAACCTATGATCAGTTTTCTGTAACTTTTCGTGTTGACGAAAATATGAATAGCTATAAAGAAATTTACAATTGGATGGTTGGTTTAAGTTTTCCTGATAGTTACGAACAGCATGCTGCATTAGGAAGAGCAGAAAATAAATTTTATTCTGATGGATCTTTACTTGTTATGAGTAATGGTAAGAATCCAAATATTCTATATAACATTAAAGATATGTTCCCTGTAAGTTTAAGCCCCGTTGATTTAGATACTACTGTAGGTGATATTCAATATGTCACTGCAACAGTTACTTTCCAAATTGCATCATATGATATAGAAATAGTGACAAGATAATATGAAAATTTTAATCATGGGATTACCAGGATCCGGAAAAACTTGGTTAGCTGAACGTCTTCAGAAACATTTAGAGTGCGCGTGGTATAACGCTGATGCTATCCGTAAGATGGCAAATGACTGGGAATTTAGCGAAGAAGCTAGACTCAGACAAGCACGTCGCATGCGCAATTTAGCAGACTACGAAAAAGGTTGTGGTCGTACAGTCATTTGCGATTTTGTTTGTCCTACAGAAATGACTCGATATATTTTCGAAGCAGATCTTACTATATGGATGAATACTATACAAGAAGGTAGATTTGAAGATACAAATAAAATGTTTGAAGAACCTACTGACTTTGATTATATTATTGAAGATTTTTTACCTGATGACAAAATTGAACAAATGGCAAAAAGAATGAAGGAACTATATGATGTTTAATCCGTTTAAACCCACAGCTCAAATGTTAGGACGATGGCAACCTTGGCATAAAGGGCATACAACTCTCTTTAAAAAAGCACTATTGGAAACTGGTCAGGTTTGCATTATGATTCGTACAGTACCACAAGACGAAGATGCTTCGGGTGGTAGAACTATGGTACAAGACGATAATCCATTTACTGTAGAACAGGTTATCCAAAATATTAAGAATGCTTTACTCGATGAAGGATTCAAATATAACGAAGAATATACTATTATGACTGTACCAAATATCGTTGATATTAGTTATGGTCGCGGTGTGGGTTATACCTTTACGCAACATGATCTGGGTGAAGATATACATAATATTAGCGCTACTAAAATTCGTGCACAATTAAGGGCTGAAGGCAAATTAGATTGACATTCTTTCTCTCTTATAATATAATATATTGAATCGTGATATAGGAGTAGATTATGAAGATTGAAGAAATATATGAAATGTGGGCTACAGATGGTAGCATTGATGAGACAAATATATCAGGCGAATCGGCTAGCATTCCAAAACTTCACAACAAATATTTCCAATTATATGTGCAAGAAGGCTTACGACTCAAGAAGCTAAAAGCTGACTATAAGCAATTATATAAATTAAAGACAGAGTACTATAAAGGTGAACTCGATATTGAAGAATTAAAAGAATATGGATGGAGCCCACAACCTTTAAAAATTCTAAGACAAGACATCCCAACATATTTAGAAGCTGACAAAGATATAGTTAATCATAGTCTTAAAGTTGGTTTACAAGAAGCAGTAGTAGAATATCTCGAATCTATTATTCGTCAGATTAATAATCGTAACTTCTATTTAAAAAATATTATTGATTGGGAGAGATTTAGAACAGGAGCATAATGGATAAAGTATTTGTAGAAAAAGTGAATGAAGTATACGTGAAAGTACATGCAGAACCTGGCGTCAAAATGGAGATGTCAGAGTATTTTACGTTCTTTGTTCCTGGATATAAATTCATGCCTGCCTATCGTAATAAGGTATGGGATGGGAAAATTCGTCTACTCAATACTATGACCGGCTACATCTATGCGGGCCTGATAGGATATATAAGTAATTTCTGTAGTCAGCGAGACTATGAACTTGAATTAGATGGAGCACTAAAAAATGAACAAAATTATGAAGATGACTATGGCTACAAACTCGCCAAGGAATTTGATTCGGCGTTTGAGCCAAGAGAATACCAAAACGAAGCTGTCGTACGATCCCTCCGGAGTAAGCGTGGCCTTTTACTCTCACCCACCGCGTCAGGAAAATCTTTCATTATCTACCTCTTATCCAGATACCATAGAGAATACGGACGCAGAATTCTTATCGTCGTACCAACAACTTCACTCGTATCTCAAATGGCAAGCGACTTCGTTGAATACAACAAAGGACGACAACTAGACATTCATAAAATTATGGCTGGCGTTGATAAAAACGTTGAAGCTGATTATACTATTACTACTTGGCAATCTGTGTATAAGATGCCAAAGGATTGGTTTTCTCAATTTGACGTAGTAGTTGTAGATGAAGCCCATCTTGCAAAAGCAAAGTCACTTACTAAAATACTTGAAAAAATGCCAGAAACAGAATACCGTTATGGATTTACTGGCACGTTAGACGATACTCAAACACACGAGTTAGTGCTCACTGGTTTGTTTGGCCCAGTCTATCAAGTAACTGAAACCAAAAAACTTATCGAAGAAAAAACTCTGGCTGAGTTTAATATTAAAGCTATTACGCTCCAATATAGCGACGAGATAAGAAAGATAAATAAGAATAAGTCGTACCAAGAAGAAATAGATTGGATCGTAAAGAATGAAGCGCGTAATAAATTTATACGAAACTTGGCTCATAGCTTACCAGGCAATACTCTTATTTTATTTCAATTTGTGGACAAACATGGCAAAGTCCTTGAGCCAATGCTTCACAAAAAAGGAAAGACTGTCCACTTCATTCATGGCGGGGTTGGGGCTGAGGATAGGGAATCTGTTCGTGGTATTGTTGAATCTTCTGGTGATAACATTATCCTTGCCAGCTATGGTACTTTTAGTACTGGTGTTAATATTAAGCGACTTGATAATATTATTTTCGCAAGTCCTTCAAAGTCAAAAATAAGAAATCTTCAATCAATAGGTCGAGTTTTAAGAAAAGGTAATGGAAAAGAAAAAGCAACTCTTTATGACATTGTAGATGATTTACAGTGGAAGTCACATAAGAACTTTGCGGTAAGGCACTTTATGGAAAGAGTTAAAACATATTCAAACGAAGGTTTTGAGTTTAGAATATATAACGTAGATCTGAAAGGATAGTATATGAATTTAATGCACGTTAAACTTCGTACTGGCGAAGATATACTATGTCAAGTTGAAGATTTAAGTGAAAAGTATAAAGTAATCGCGCCGGTACAAATAAATATTAATCCAGTCAACGGGATCTTTGTACGAGACTGGTTGCTTTATTCAGAAGATAATTTTATTTTTATCGATAAAGCAGATATATATTTTTGTAATGTTGCTTCTGAAAAAGCAATGATGTATTACGAAGAATATCTGTATCAGCAAGTAGAAGAACCAGACGAAGAATTAAGCGACTTAGAAGAGTTGTTTATGACCATGATGGAATCAAAGGAGTTTATCAAACATTAATTTGTTTAAACCTTAATAAGATTATATCAACAACATCAAGAATGTCAACCGTTAATTTACTGTACACAGCAAAAAAAGTTGTGTACATTTGTCGTTACTTGTGATAGATTAGATTATAGAAATAACAGGAGTAATCATGGCAAGAAAAGCAAAACGCAATTACGTCAACAACGCTGAGTTTTATTCAGCTATGGTTGACTACAAACAAATGTGCAAAGATGCCGAAGAGTCTGGTGAAGAAGTACCACGTATTCCCAATTATATTGGAGAGTGTATCTATGAGATAGCTAATCGTTTATCTTATAAGCCAAACTTTATTAACTATTCGTATCGTGATGATATGATTTCAGATGGTATTGAAAACGCGGTTATGTGTGTACGTAACTTTGATCCTGAAAAATCTAAGAATCCTTTTGCTTATTTTACTCAAGTTATTTACTTTGCTTTCATTCGTAGAATCCAAAAAGAAAAGAAGCAGTTATACGTAAAGCATAAAGTAGTTGAGAACTCAGTAGTTACTGGCACTATTGTAAATAACTCAGATCACTCTGAACTTGGTGGTGCTGCCTATGTAGATCTCAATAATGATTACATGAGTGACTTTGTACGCAATTACGAAGACTCAATGGAAAAGAAAAAGAAAGTAAAAGAAAAAAAGAAAACAGGACTTGAAAACTTTTTTGATGAGGATAAAGAATGAAACCTATTCCCGTGCTTATCGAAGACATGATCAAAAAGGTCAATGATAAGTCAACCCACCCTGAACAACGACAGCATTATGCTAAAACACTTGAACATATTATTGAAGAAGCTCAACGTGCTGTAAATAATTATGACCGTGAACGAATGGCGAGTTTTAAAAATAGATGAAGATTGCTGTAATTACTGACACCCACTGGGGCGCAAGAAATGATAATCTTGCGTTCTTAAATTATTTTACACGATTCTATAGAGAAGTATTTTTCCCTACATTAAAAGAACGTGATATTTCTCACGTACTACACCTTGGTGACTTAACTGACAGACGTAAGTACATTAATTTTGTTACAGCTAAGAGAATGAATGATGAATTCCTTAAGCCTATGTATCAAAATAATATATCGTTTGATGTAGTCGTAGGTAATCATGATACATTCTATAAGAATACAAATAGTGTAAATAGTATCAATGAATTATTTGGCCATGCTCGCTACGATAATATGCGTGTACATTGGAACAATATGTTCGATCTTATGTTTGATGATGGATGTCACATATTGATGGTGCCTTGGATATGCGCAGAAAACAAAGATAAGTTTATGGCTGAGCTTAATGTGTCTACTGCTAATGTAGTAATGGGCCACTTTGAGATTACTGGTTATGAAATGATGAAAGGCCAACTATGTGATCATGGCTTAGATAAAAACGTATTCAAAAAGTTTGATAGTGTTTACTCTGGTCACTTTCACCATCCATCATCTCATAGTAATATTACTTACCTAGGTGCTCCGTATGAAATGACTTGGAGCGATTATGAAGGTAAACGTGGATTTCATATATTCGACACCGAAACGCGTGAGATGGAGTTTATACCTAATCCATTCCGCATGTTCCATAAGATATTCTATGAC